AGTATGTGGCGTTGTCTGGTGTACTAATGATTGGTGAACGCACAGTTGTCGATGATGTACCAACGGCTTGTACTGATGGCAAGAACGAGCAGTATGGGCGAGAGTTCTGTGACAAACTCAATGACGCAGAGTTACGGTTCCTTGTGTTGCATGAGAACTATCACAAGTTATACAGACACTTGGTAACGTGGCAACATCTAGCCAAGGATAACGCACAACTAGCGAACATAGCTATGGATCACGTTATCAATCTCAAACTTGTTGCAGATAACCATGAGGATAACTTTGCCACCATGACAGGTGAGTTGACCAAGGGTTGTTATGACGTGAAGTACAAGGGTTGGGATACTGCCAAGGTATTCCACGATCTCAAGGAGAACCCACCACCACAAGATGATAGTCTAGATGGTCACGACTGGGATGGTGCTAAAGACATGACCCCCGATGAGAAAGATGCCCTTGCCAGAGAGATTGACGAGGCAATACGTCAGGGTGCTATGATCGCAGGTAAGATGGGCAGTGGTGGTGACCGTGGCCTTAACGAGTTACTGCAACCACAAGTAGATTGGAGGCAGGTGTTACGTGAGTTTATCACTGAGACTTGTGCAGGGCGAGACTATTCTAGTTGGCGTAAACCTAACAGACGGTACATCAGTATGGGTATCTATATGCCTAGTGGTGTATCGGAGAAAGTCGAGGAGCTAGTGCTTGCCATTGACACGTCAGGCAGTATCGGTGACCACGAACTATCGGTGTTCTTATCCGAAGTCAAAGGTATCGCAGAGACAGTCAAGCCTAGTGCAGTACGCATACTCTACTGGGATACGGAAGTGTGTCGGGCAGAGAAGTATGAGATGCACGAACTAGACAACCTCATTAACTCAACTAAACCAAAGGGTGGTGGTGGCACTATGGTTGAGTGTGTTCCTCAGTACATGACGGACAATAACGTGTCACCACAAGCATGTATTGTGCTAACGGACGGATACCTTGGTAGTAGTTGGGGTCAATGGACTTGCCCTGTTCTATGGTGTGTCCTTGACAACAAGAGTGCTAAACCAGACGTGGGTAAGGTTGTTCACGTCAACTCAAACTTGATGTAGGGAAATCCCTAACATGAAACCGAGTGAAGAATTTGAAAACCTAGACGATGAAACCAAAGAGTTTTTAAAGGAACTCTGTAAAGACATATTAAGGAGAAAAAAAATGTCATATAGATATCACACCGTACAAGCTAATACCTTTGCTGAAGTTGCTAAGTTATACAACACAGTAAAGCCCGTTGTCAGTAAAAACCACAGTAAAAAAGATGACCTTAGACCTGTGGGTGTTCGCAGTAGAAAGTGGGAACGCATTATCAAGGTCAACGACCAGAAGTACATTCTCAATGATGGAGAGTGTGACCAGATTAACTTTTGGCCTCACTGGAATAAGATGGACAGATTACCAACCATGCAGGAAGTCGAGGCACTTGCACCGATGGTGTGGTCTATTGATGACGAGGGTAACGAGTTTATCAAGGTACGTAATGGCTCTGGTGAAAGCGCACATCAAACACGATACGCATTTCTTCAACATACGTTACCATACGGTATGAGGCTTTTTATTGAGAATGGTAAGCAGTATATAGAAGTGAGATTAGGTGGTGCGCCAACTAACTACTTCCTACCAAAGAGTGAATACTTCTGGAAACAGGCAGGTTCCAAAGACGATGGTAGACAGTTGCACTTCACCAAACCCGCTAATTCTAAGTTTTGGTCACCGCAGGGTAATACGTTTACGTTTAGTCCACCGAAGAAGAGGATTGACAAGAAACGTAAGGCTGACCTCAAAGATGCTATCGAAGGTATGTGGGGTTACATCGGTGCTATGTGGACACTCGTTGATATTGGTGATGGGAGATACGACTACCACGCGTATGAGAAAGTTAAGGATAACTTGAATGAACACTATAATGGATGGCGCGGTGAAGATAGTCAAGAAATGAGTCATTGGTGGAGTTGGAAAGGCAAGGGTGACTTCATAGCCCATGTGTTTAAGACTGAAGATCACCCATGTCGTGTGGATCTGCTTGATATGTTTGTACGTGACAGTGACTTGAGTGGTATCTCACGTAACGCATACGAGGGTGAACTTGACGAGAAACAAGCACAATCCAGAGTACGTAACCAGTACAACCGTTGGATAAATACGGCCTTGGAGTTGGAGTACTTACACTCTAAAAAATCAATAGTAGAAGTAAAAGGAGAAAGATAATGGATAAACTACACGTAAGAGTTAGTAAAATAATTGATAGAACTGTGACGATTGGAGCGAGTGTTTTCGAGGATGAAACAAAGCCAGAGTTACAGAATTATGCCAAAGCATTACTATCGTATTCACCAGGGCTAAAGTTTGCGATTAAACGTGCTAACGAGTTATGGGTGTACCTCGATAACGACCCCTACATCCTGGGGTACATAGGTTATGGTGACTACCTAGTACACGTTACTGGGGAGCATAAGTATATGGTTGCATCACGCAACATTGAGAACGAGAAGTACGCTACCTACAATGACCAACATAGTATGTACACAAGTGTTAATCTCAAAACTATTCTCACTAAAGCAAGGAAGGCTATGCGACCTATCAACCCCATAGATATTGCAACGATGGAGAGTAGAAACATACAAGATAAATTTAAGAGGGAGGTCAGTGATAAAGGCAATGACGTGTATAATACTTGGAGTAAAGTATTCGATAAATCACTTGCCGAGGCTGAGTTTCGTAACATGATAAAAAATGGTTACGAGTTTGTGAACAAGCAGTACAGAGATATGATACAGGAGTTGTTGGGTAAGATTGACATTGACCGTAGTGCCAAGATGGAGAAACTACACGTCCATTTCGTTCGTGCATATGACAAGTATGGGGATGGAGAACTACACTTTGAGATCATTGACATTAACGACTTACACAGAGGATCAGGTAATGTTGTCAAGGAGATCGTGCGATGCCGTGAGAGTGAAGTGCCAGAGGATATCTTGGGCAAGATTAGTGTTCTCAATATAACTGACGTTGACGAGTACGTGAAAGACGTTGGCTACAACACAGGAGATGGTATGTTCTATGTCGTTAAACAATGATGTGATAAAAGAAGATACTGTTTACCGTGTTTCTGTACACAATGATGACGGTTACATTAGTGTAATATGTCTTGGCACGAAATGTATTGACAGCAACGAAGTAGGTTGCTATTCTAATATGAATGATTTGCCAGAGTGGATACAGAATAGGATAGCAGTGCTTTCAATGGTTAAGCCAGACGACAGAATAAGAAACGTGGGTTGGAAAACAAAGACAGGTACTTTCTGGCTCACTAACATACAACCAGAAATGAGTTAGGGGTTTCCCTAACTCAAAAAAGGAGAGACACAATGGGTGCAATGAAAGAACTATTAATGGATATGGAGGATGACGTGTTGTCCTCAGATAAGGATGCGTGGATATCTAAGTGGGGTTCTCATAATCTTGACGTTTGGGACAGGATAATGAGCGAAGAAACTCTTGAAGATGATACCAGTTTTTTTGGATCTACAAATGACACCAGAAGCTAAAGTAAAAAGGAAAGCAGTAGCACAGTTGAAAGCTATGGATGCGTACCACTTTTACCCCATGACCTATGGGTATGGAAGAAGCGGAGTGCCAGACATAGTAGCGTGTTATTGTGGTAAGTTCTTTGGGATAGAGTGTAAGTCAGGTAGCAACAAGCCTACCGCGTTACAAGAAAAAAACTTAGAAGATATAAATAAAGCAGGGGGGTTCGCTATGGTTGTCAACGAGGAGAACGTGGATAGCTTGATGCGAGAAATGAAAGCGATGGTAGAGTTAACACACCCAATACGATGAATGTATGATCGGTGGTTTTCTATAATTTTCCACCGAGTAGGACAAGCAGTGAGAGTCCTACGGCATAGAATATCCACTGCAACAAGAGGCAATACTTTGTGACCTATTCATGGTGACCTCCTTTAATTGCTGATCTTGTCGATTAGAGTACGAAACACTTAGCCCCCTACTGTAATAGGGGGCGACTAAAAAGGGAGAGAAAAAATGGTATCAACAACAATTATTTATAGTATTATGATGGTAGCTTACTTCACATCACAGGACGCGTGTAAGCAATGGACTGACGATACGTACGGTGACACGTTTGGGTACGCTTGTTTTGAATTAGATGGGATGCACGGTCAGTTTTATACGATGGATTTTCCTACACTAGAAAAATGTAAGGAAGCATCACAATTATTTTATGGTAAGAATACTTGTAGTAAGGGGTTTATATATGGCATGAAACCCCCACTTTCTAGACCCGAAGGTTTGTTAGGGGATAGAGTGTGACTTTATCTATATGCCCTAGATGTGGACAGCAAGCCACGATGATAGTCGTGCATGGACACTACCAATGTCCGTTGTGTAAATCAGTAGTTGATGATTGTTGTAGTGGTTTGACGTGCCAGAAACCAAGCTTTGAAGATTTGAACGAAGAGGGTTGCGAGTTATCAGACGAGGAACAAATGGTAAAAACCGATTACCGTACTCTACCTCCGATTGATAGATATAAGCTTAAAAAACCTGTTAAGGGGGAGCGTTTGTCTAAAAAAGAAAGGCTAGTGCTAAAGACATTAGAGAGAAAACATAGGTTACAAGAAAAAATAAAAAGGAGGCTAGAGATATGGAAGAAGGTGTATGGAGATGAGTAGGAATGATTACGGATACCCTGATATGGAAGAGGTAGAAATAACTCCTGCTCAGAAGGAGGAGTTGAGGTTCCTTAAAAAAGTCATGGATCGTGCCATGGAGGATTATATGCGTGATAACAATCCAAAGACAAAAGAAACCTACACAAGAAAGCGAGAGGACTTACGTATGCTTGTCGCAAAGCTTAGACGTAAAGGGATTATACTATGAACAAGAAATTAAACCGCTGTGACTTGTTATCAGAGGCATCAGCACTGACCGCAGGTGATAGACGTGATGACTATGGTAGCCCTGTGGATAACCACAAACATATTGCACGTATCTTCAATGCCATAACAGGTAATACGTTAACCGCAAGAGATATAGCTTTGGTGCATCAAGCTACCAAGTTAGCCCGAAGGATGAGTAGCCCCACCAAGAAAGATCATTACATAGATAACATGGCATACGTAGGCATTGAGTACGAGTGTGTTATGGAGGGGGAGTTATGAGTATAGCAGACGAGTTTAAATTAAAGCCAATCCCTAAAAGCAGACAAAGCAATAGAAAGGCATCAACTAGAAACTTAAAAAGAATATCTGAGTATAAAGATGTTAATAAGATATTAACAAAGGGGCATAGAACTGCATTAGATACTTCTATTGGCAAACATTATTTAAATGTATTAAAAAAAGGAAGTATGAGGTAATGGATTTAATAACGTTAGACTTTGAAACGTATTATGACAAGCAGTACTCACTGCGTAAAGTAACCACAGAAGAATATGTCCGTAGCTCAGACTTTGAAGTTATAGGTCTAGGCGTAAAGGTAAACAACAACCCTACAGAGTGGGCGAGTGGTACACACAAACAAGTTAAGGAGTATCTACATACGTTTCCCTGGAGGACCGCTATGGTACTGGCGCATAACACTATGTTCGATGGGGCAATATTAAATTGGAAGTTTGATATTAAACCTAAAGTATACACAGACACCCTATGTATATCTAGAGCAGTGAACGGTGTAGAGGTTAGCAGTAGCCTTGACGCTCTATCTGAAAGATACGGTGTTGGCACGAAAGGTAAAGAGGTTCTCAATACTATAGGTAAAAGACGAGAGGACTTTACCGAAGAGGAGTTATCTAAGTTTGGTGACTACTGCATCAATGACGTAGAGTTGACTTATAAAATATTTACCAAGATGGCGAAGGACTTTCCTAAGAAAGAACTTAAACTGATTGATCTATCCTTACGTATGTTTATAGAACCCACGCTAGACTTGGATGGCATTTGGTTAGAGAGCCACCTCACAGAAACACGTAACCGTAAAGAAAAACTATTGCAAGACGCAGGGTGTTCTAAAGAAGATTTGATGAGTAACCCCAAGTTCGCAGAACTCTTGAAGGGTCTTGGTGTTAAACCTCCTACAAAGATAAGCCCTACCACTGGGCAGAAAACTTTAGCTTTCTCTAAATCGGATGAAGGTTTCAAAGAATTGGAGACGCATCCAGACGAGAGAGTGCAGAGCCTTATCTCTGCTAGACTAGGTAACAAGAGTACCTTGGAAGAAACAAGGACACAAAGATTTATTGATATATCTAAACGTGGGTTATTGCCTGTGCCTATACGGTATTACTCTGCCCACACAGGGCGTTGGGGTGGTGATGACAAGATTAATTTACAGAACCTACCTAGTCGTGGGGTTAACGGTAACAAGTTAAAGTGTAGCATTGTACCTCAACGCGGGCATTCTTTGATTGACGCTGACTCAGCACAGATAGAAGCTAGGGTGTTGGCTTGGCTTGCAGAGCAAGATGACTTAACAGATGCTTTCAAGAAAGGTGAAGATGTTTATAAGAAGATGGCATCAGCTATATATGGAGTTGCCGAACAAGATGTAGTTAAGGATCAGAGGTTCGTTGGTAAGACCACCATACTTGGTGCAGGGTATGGCATGGGGGCGATCAAGTTTAAAGATCAGCTACAGACTTTCGGGTTTAGTATGGACATTGACGAAGCAAGGCGTGTTATAAAAATATACAGAGATACTAACTGGAAGATAAACGAGTTATGGAGAGATGCTCAACAATATCTCGTAAGCTCTCAAAATGAAGACATAGTTACATTTGGGAAGCGTGGGGTGTTGAGTTTTGGGGTTAACAGAATTACCCTGCCATCAGGTCTTTCTATAAGATATGATGACCTAAGACATGAGCAGGGCGAGAAAGGTCTGGAGTTTTCCTACAAGACTAGGCGAGGATACACTAGAATATATGGTGGGAAGATCATAGAGAATGTCTGCCAAGCCATAGCGCGTTGCATCATAGGTGAGCAGATGTTACAAATAGCTAAGAAATACAAGGTAGTTTTGACCGTACACGATAGTATAGTTTGTTGTGTGCGTGATGAAGAGGTAGCGGAAGCACAAGAATATATAGAGGGTTGTATGCGTTGGACACCTGATTGGGCAGAAGGCTTACCAGTAAATTGTGAAAGTGGAAAAGGGAAATCATATGGGGAGTGTGAATGAAAGAAGAAACAACCAAGAAATGTCGTGTATGTTTAGAGCATAAACATTTAAGCCAAATGAGAACAAGAAAAGAGGGAGCTTATGGAGTTGACACTATTTGTAAATCATGCGTTAGAGAAAAAGATTATTTTAGGGTTCATGGTGTAGAACGTCCTAAAGATTTATCTCTTGTATTTAAATTAATTGCGGGAGTTAAACACAAACGTTGCCCTACATGTTTTGAATATAAAACATATGATAATTTTTGTAAGGCTAATAGTGAAAATACAAGAGGGATGGGAACTTATTGTTTTATTTGTGCTAGAGAATATAAGAGACAATACCATTTAAAGAATGGTGAACGTGAAAGACAATTATCTAAAGATTGGGTAAAAAACAATTATGAAAAAAATAGGTTACAAGACAAACTTAGAGGGGAGAGGTATAGGAATTCAGATAAATACAAAATTACTAGGGAGCGTTTCAAAAAAAACAATCCTGAAAAAATAGAATTAAACAAACAAAAAAACAGATTAAGAAGTAAACTTGATGTGGCTAATATAAGTGAAAGATACGCACGATCTACTTTAGGATCGAGATCTCCTATTAAAGGATCAGAATTTCCACAGGAATTTGTAGAGGCTTATCAAGAATTAATGAAAATAAGAAGATTTATGAAGGAAAATAAAATATGAGAAATGTTGTAGAATTAAGAGAAGAACTCGCTAAAGTTTTTAAAGACCTTTCAGTTGGGACAACGCAAGCTAAAGATGCCTCCGAAATGGCAAACTTAGCAGGGAAAATGATAAACTCAGCAAAAGTACAACTAGAGTACCATGCGTTACGTAAAGACACGCCAAGCATAAAATTTTTACATGTGAAAGAAAAAGTGTAAGTGAGTATAACCCCTTGGTCATTTAGTAAAATAAAATCCTTTGAGCAATGCCCGAAGAAGTTTTACCATTTGAATATTGCTAAAGATTATAAAGAGCCTAGCACTGAAGCTATGCGCTATGGAACGCAAGCTCACTTGGTTGCTGAAGAATATATACGTGACGGTAAGCCTGTCCCTCCAAAATTTTCATACATGAACGAGGTCCTCGAAGCACTTAAACGAAGACGTGGTAACAAGTTAACAGAGATAAAGATGGGACTTGATGCTAATTTAGAACCATGTGAGTTCAGAGATGAAAGTGTTTGGTGGCGAGGTATAGCAGACCTAGTTATTATAGACGAAAAAGAAGCATGGGTTGTAGATTATAAGACGAGCAAGTCTGCTAACTATGCAGATAAAGGACAACTAGAACTTATGGCTATGGCTACGTTCAAACACTTCCCTGATATAAAAAAGGTGTACGCAGGGTTGTTGTTTGTTATCGCAAAGAAAGCTGTCAAAGAAGTTTATAAGAAAGAAGATAGTGACCTGTTGTGGGATAAGTGGTTCTTCAAATATAATCGCATGAAGATTGCTAACAAAGAGAACGTATGGAACGCAAGACCAAGTGGGCTATGCAAACGGCACTGTGTTGTGGTAGAATGTGTGCATAATGGGAATAACTAAATGTTGGAAATATTTTTTTACGCATCTCTATTCGTAGGTTTTGTCTTTATATTGAGTGGGATTATTTGGATATCAAAGTAGGAGTAACCAATGGCTTATACAAAATCGCCTAGACCTTATAAAAAAGAATATAAAAAACAGAAAGAACGTAAAGAACATCCTGATCGCATGGAGCGTCAACGTGCCAGACGTGCCTACGACAAAAAAGGTATCAGTCGCAAAGGCAAAGATGTGTCCCACAATAAGATGTTAAGCAAGGGTGGGTCTAACAAAGACGGAACTAGATTAGAAAGCCCATCTAAAAATCGTGCAAGGAATGGGAGGAGGAAGCGTGGCTAAAGACCCGAAAACAGGAACAGGCAAGAAACCTAAAGGATCAGGAAGGAGACTATATACCGATGAAAATCCTAAAGACACTGTATCAATTAAGTATGCTACCGTGGCAGATGCTAGGGAGACTGCTAGGAAAGTTAAGAACATTAGCAAACCTTACGCTAGAAAAATTCAAATCCTTACTGTCATGGAGCAACGAGCCAAAGTATCTGGGAAAAACGAACAAGCCCAAATCGCAAAAAGGGCGAAAGAAGCCCTCAAGAAAAAACACAAAAAATAAATAATAAATACAGAGAGAGAATAGATGCAGATTATAGACAACAAGTCTTTGTTGCTCAAACTACGTGAGCCTAACAAAGTTACTTCAGTCATACCAAGTAGTCGCAAGATAAGTGACCATGAAGTAATGGTGAAGTGGGGATTAGAACAAGTCCAGACACTTAACAAACTCAACATTAACGTGCCATCACCGATACAAGCACTCTATCAATGGCCTGGGAAACATAAACCTTTTAAGCATCAGATATCTACCTCGTCTTTTTTAACAAAGAATAAGAAAGCTTTTTGTTTTAACGAGCAAGGGACAGGTAAGACTGCTAGTGCGATATGGGCATCAGACTATCTCCTCAATTTAGGGGTCATAAACAGAGTGCTTGTAATATGCCCGTTGTCAATCATGGATAGTGCATGGCGTGATGACTTGTTTACGTTCGCACCTCATAGGAGTGTTTCGGTAGCGCATGGCGCATCAGATAAACGCAAAAAAATAATCGAAGAAGGCGCAGACTACGTGGTTATAAACTACGATGGTGTTGCAATAGTACGCGAAGAAATAAAAAAAGGTGGCTTTGATCTAATAATAGTTGACGAGGCAACGCATTATAAAAATGCGCGAACTACGAGATGGAAGGTGTTACATAGCATATTACTAGAGAGTACATGGTTGTGGATGATGACAGGTACACCTGCTTCCCAAAGCCCTGCCGATGCGTACGGTCTAGCTAAATTAGTCGATAGAAATAGAGTGCCTAGATTCTATGGAGCTTTCAAAGATATGGTTATGTATAAGGTGTCTAAGTTTACTTGGAAAGTAAGAGATACCGCTACCGATATAGTATATAGGGCTTTGCAACCTGCCATAAGATTTACAAAAGAACAATGTCTAGACTTACCTGATATGGTCTATACGAAGAGAATGGTTGAATTAACTGCTCAACAAAAGAAATACTATAAGAAGCTGAAAGACCAGATGATAATGGAGATAACAGGAGAACAGATTACTGCTGTAAACTCTGCTGTGTCTATGAATAAACTACTGCAAATATCCGCAGGGGCAGTATATACAGACGATGGTTCAGTATTAGAGTTTGATACGAAGAACAGATATAGAGTGCTACGAGAAGTTATAGACGAGTCGAGCCAGAAAGTTTTAGTCTTTGTACCATTCAAACACGTCATAGATATATTATCAGACAAACTTAGATCGGAGGGTATATCTACAGAAATAATACGAGGGGATGTACCTGCTCATAGAAGAACTGACATATTTAAGAAGTTCCAAACTACTGATGACCCACAAGTCCTTATCATACAACCACAAGCAGCTGCTCACGGTGTCACGTTAACAAGAGCAAACACAGTCGTATGGTGGGGGCCTACGAGTAGCCTTGAGACCTACGAGCAAGCTAATGCTAGAGTGCATAGATCAGGACAAAAGCATAAAACGACTGTTGTGCAGTTACAAGGATCTAACGCAGAAAGACACGTTTACAGACTATTAGATAACAGAATAGACGTACACACAAAATTAATAGATCTTTACAAAGAAATACTTGACTAGCATAGCTATACTCACTATATGTAACTATATAATAGATAAGGAGTAAAGTAATGGTGGATGTAACTCCAGATAAGCTTACAAAAGCTTTCTTAAAAATACGAGCAGAACGTGCTGTGCTTCAGGCAGAGTTCAAAGAAAAAGAGGCGAAACTTGCAAGGCAACAAGATCGCATCAAACAGGCAATGCTAGATCATTGTGAAAAGCACAATGCAGAAAGCATAAGAACCTCAGAGGGTTTATTCTTTAGGTCTAGACGTACTAAGTATTGGACTAGCGATTGGGATGCTATGCACAATTTTATTATTGAACATAATGTTCCACAGTTGTTAGATAAACGCATCAATCAATCTAATCTTAAAGAGTTCCTTGAGGAAAACCCTGATACAACACCAAGGGGTTTAGAAACCGAAACCGAAGTAGTAATTTCTGTGAGGAAAAAATGACAACAAAATCGGGAACATTTGTAACCATAGAGGACTTAGCGAAACATTTTAAAGTTTCTATATCTACGCTCCGTTCATGGATACGACAAGAACACATACCGAAAGATACTTATATAAAAATAGATAGTACCTATCGGTTCTGTGTGGAAGATGTGACAAACGCATTAACCAAAAATAAAAGCGAAAGAAATATAGACACTGCTATGGATACTATACCTAGTGATGAGCTAGATGAACTTATCGCTGATGAAGACTACTAAACAATATAACCTCTTAGGAGAGCGAAATGGATACATATATTATTAAGAACGTAGAGGCTTTATGGCCTAAAATAAATCAGACTTATAGGTTTGATTCTAAGGAGAACAGGTCTGTGGCGTGTGGTGCAACAGAACCAAGTGCTGAGTATTCGATACAGTTTAGGATGGGAAAGGATACAGCAAAGTCATTATTTCAAGCAATGTCTACTGCATACAAAGATAATAGAAAAGATAAGTGGGCAGAAAAGCTTGAGAATCCTTTTGTGAAGGATGATGATGGCACTTACACTCATAAGTCAACCCTGAAGGGTGCGTATAAAAACGTAGCAACTATAAAGCCTCTACAAGTTGATTCAAAGGGTAACAAGTTACCTAATGATTTTCTATTAACCACTGGCAGTACCGTCAATGTTGCTGTACAATTTACACCATATGATTTTGGGGGGAAACAAAACGTCTCTTTAAGGTTGCGTGGCGTACAAGTAGTTAAATATATTCCTATGGAAGAAAGAAACCCTTTTGATAATGTAGAGGGGTTTACAGTTGCAGAGTCCGATGACCCATTTGCGGAAGAGTCGGATACTGTAGAAGAACCTAAGAAGGTTGTTAAAAAGTCAGCCCCTCCGCCCGCTGATGACAAAGATGACGACTTAGGTGCTATCGTTGATGGTTGGGATGACGATTAACCATTGACTATTATCACGACTGAAGGGGATCTCCATGCCTCTTTGGTCGTGATTTACATATTCATAAGGGTGGAACATTATGGAATTAAAAACATTTTTTAGTAGAGTGCTAGATACAAATGGCTTCTACTGCGTATGGGCGTTTAAAGAAGATAGAACCATACAAAAGTTTTACAACTCTATAGATCAAATCATAGATGTTGCTAATAATTTAAACGAAGAAAATTATAATGTGTACTTTGGGTTGTCCACGTTTGAGACCCCTCAATCAAGAAAAATACAAAACATAAAGTCTCTTAGCTCTTTTTTCTTAGATTTAGATTGCGGTGAGGGTAAGGACTACCCTAATCAGAAGGAGGCTCTAGTTGCTTGCCAGCTGTTCTGTAAGAATATAGGTCTACCAAAACCTGTTATGGTGAACTCAGGTAATGGGGTACATGTGTACTGGGCGTTAAAATCTAGCATACCCTATGATGATTGGTATCCAGTGGCCCTCAAGCTAAAGAGTTTATGTACTGAGCATAACTTGTTAGCAGACCCAGTTGTGACAGCAGATGGAGCGCGAGTGTTACGAGTTCCGTACACAAACAATTATAAAAAAGGCGTAACAAAGAGTGTAGAGTTCTTTGGAGATACAGCACCCGACCTTATTGACTTTGAACAGTTTTCTAATTTGCTAGGCGGTGGTATGAGTGTACCAAGTAAGGTAGATGACGCTCGTATAAGTGTGTTTGAAGATGCCTTGATGCGAAACGCAGAATATAGATTTAAAAACTTGTTAGTGAAGATACAAAAGGGTGTAGGGTGTCAGCAGTTAAAGCATATAATAGATAACAGACAAACACTAAGCGAACCCATGTGGAGAGCAGGGTTATCCATAGCTAAGTTTTGTGAGGACAGAGAAAAAGCCACAAACTTTATATCTATGGGGCATGACGGTTACGATGAGACGTTAACAGAGGAGAAGGTTAGTCTTATAAAAGGCCCTTTTCTTTGCACTACATTTGATGAACATAACCCAAAGATATGTGCAGACTGCTCTCACTGGGGGAAGATAAAGTCACCTATCGCTCTAGGTAAGATAATTAAACAAGCTCCAAAACAAGACGACATACCTGAGTATCCAAAGCCATACTTCAGAGGTGCGAATGGTGGCATATACATAAGAAATATAGACGGTGATGGTGAGCCAGAAGACAAGATGATATACCAGAACGACTTATACGTTGTTAAACGTGTGCGTGATTCGGAGATAGGGGAAGCCATTGTGATGCGATTGCACTTACCTAAAGATGGGGTAAGAGAGTTTACTATACCGCTAACTGCGGTAACTTCAAAAGAAGAACTAAGGAAACAACTATCTATGCAAGGCATAGCTGTAATTAGAACGGATGAACTTATGAAATATACAACAACATGGGTTAATGAACTGCAAAGTCAGAGTGAAGCTGATGAAGCACGTAGACAATTTGGGTGGGTGGATGATGAACTCACAGGGTTTGTGGTAGGTAAGGAAGAAATACAGGCAGATAGGATAAAATCTAACCCTCCATCTACAGCGACAACAGGGATGTTTCGTTATTTTGAACCAAGGGGAACTTTAGAGGGTTGGAAAAAAACAGCAAACTTTTATAACCGTGAACATTTTGAACTACATCAGTTTGTTGTTGGCACATCTTTTGGTTCTCCTTTGGTAGCGTTGACTCCTATAAATGCTGTAACTTTACATTTGCATGGGATTTCAGGTGTGGGTAAAACAACGGCTATGAAAACAGGGTTGGCTCTATGGGGCGATCCAGTTGAATTAATAACAGATAGAGATGATACACTTAACCACAGGATGAACAGGGGAGAAGTCTATCACAGCTTACCTCTTTACATGGATGAACTTACTAATATGAAAGGCCCTGAGTTTTCTTCACTAGCCTATCAAATAACAGGCGGTAGACAAAGAGGTAGAATGTCTGCAAATAGTAACGTGGAGCGTCAAAGAGGTAAACCTTGGAGACTGATCTGTGTTTCATCAGCTAACGCAAGCATGATAGAAAAAATAAGCATGGTTAAAGCCATGCCCACAGCGGAAGCACAGAGAGTGTTAGAATGCCGTGTTAAGAATTTAAAAAGTATACTAGAAGATAAATCGGAGACCGATAGACTCGCAGAAGAAGTAGAGGTGAACTACGGTCACGCAGGTAAGATATACATACAGTACGTGATGAATAACTTAGAGGAAGTAAGAAAACTTCTTCGTCAGGTGCAAATATCAGTGGATCAAAAGGCAGGGCTTTCTGCAGAAAACAGGTTCTGGTCTGTATTAGTTGCTTGTACCATGACAGGGTTAATAATAGCAAAGCGCATTGGTCTTATAGATTACGATATTAAGAATTTATTTGCATGGGCAGTAGACCTATTGAAAAGTAATAAACGTAGTGTGGGTGATATGAGTGTATCTGTAGAGGACACGTTAAACGACTACATACATGAACACTGGAGTAATGTGCTGTGGATAAAAAGCACAGACGATGTTCGTGCAGGAGAAGATGGAGTTACAGACTTAGTTATTCCAGAATCTTTAGCTAGAGGACAACTTGTTGCACGATATGAAACAGATTTAAAGAAAGTTTACCTTGTGCCAAAACCGTTAAGGAAGTGGTGTGGTGGACAACAGATAAACTATAATTCGTTTGTAAATGAACTCATAGCTAAGCTGGGTGGTAAACGCACCAAAGCACGTCTGAGTAAAGGTACACATTTGGGCTTACCACCAACAGACGTAATCGTGGTAGATTGTTCTATAGATAACGAGAATGCAAAAAGTATTGAAGATTGATGATCTAAACCCTGATGGTGTGAGGATTGTAGTAAACTGGGAGCGCATGGTAACAAGTTCTTCTGTGTTTATCTTGTGTATTAATACAGACAAATGC